TAAACGCGGCTGATGCTCAAGAGATGATCAACCTCTTGGACGAACAGTACGAGCGTTCAATGGCTAAGGCCAAGAAGGATAACCCAAGTAAGAAGATCAAGGCAGGCCCGAGTCCTTATGAAGTTGATGAGGATGCTGGCAAGGTGACGTTCAAATTTAAAACCAAAGCCAAAGTTAAACTGCGGTCAGGTGATACGTTTGATCAGAAGATTGCTCTCTTCGATGCGAAGGGTAAACCACTGAGTGATCCACCGAATGTAGGGGGTGGGTCTAAAATCAAAGTCTCTTTCCAAGTTGCACCTTACTACACCGCTACAGTCGGAGCAGGTTTATCTCTCCGAATGAAAGCTGTGCAAATTCTTAAACTGGTAGAGTTTACTGGTGGAAGTAACGCTTCATCCTATGGCTTCAAACAAGAGGATGGTTACGAAGCCGAGGACAATAACTTCAAGGATGAAAGTCAAGACAACTACGAAGAAGAGGTCGCTGAAGAGGACTTCTAAAATTCAGGTCGGACTGAAGTATGGGTTTCGATCTGGCCTCGAAGAAGCAATAGCTGGGGAGCTCACCTCGAAAGGGGTGAGGTTCACCTTTGAGCAAATGGTTATCAACTATACGAAGCCAGCTCGTAGCTCAAAGTACACCCCGGATTTTGTATTAGAGAATGGAATCATTATTGAAACTAAGGGACGGTTCGTAACAGCGGATAGGCAGAAACATTTACTGATCCAGAAACAACATCCCGATTTAGATATCAGATTCGTTTTCTCCAATAGTCGCACCAAGATTAGCAAGCGTAGTGCAACTACCTATGCTGACTGGTGTACCAAAAATAACTTTCAATTTGCAGACAAGACCGTACCCCCAGCTTGGCTGCTGGAGAGCAAATGAATTTTAAAAAGAGGGAGTCAACTAAATACATAGCGGTTCACTGTTCAGCAACTGGACCACATATGGATATTGGAAAGGCTGAGATAGACCGATGGCATCGAGCTAAGAACTGGTTAGCTATCGGCTACCATTACGTCATTAAACGTGATGGAACTGTTGAGGAAGGCAGACCTGACGATGTAGTCGGAGCTCATGTTGCTGACTTCAACAGTGTATCGGTCGGCATTTGTATGGTGGGAGGGGTTTCTAAAGATGACCCTAACGTACCTGAAAACAATTTTACAGATGAGCAATTCTCTTCGCTTCAAGGATTGCTCGTGAAGCTAGAAGAAAAATATCCCGATGCTATAATTCAAGGGCATCGAGATTTCCCGGATGTAAAAAAGGCTTGCCCATCATTCGATGTAAAAGATTGGATGGTGTCAGTAGGACTTATGTTTACTCCGTAACTTTTCCTCCCGTGAGTTAGGGGACCTTCGGGTCCCCATTTTTTTTTCAGAGGTAACATGCAAGAAAGCAAATTTATAAGACATGTACCATGCCCTCAATGTGGATCTTCAGATGCTAATAGTATCTATGATGACGGGCATCAATACTGCTTCTCTTGTGAGACATATACATCATCAGGGGACACGGTAACTGAAGAGGTCCCTACTAAGAAACATGGCGTTTTAATATCAGGTGAAGTCAAGCCACTACACAAGCGAAGGATCACCGAAGAAACGTGTAGGAAATTTGGATACACAGTAGGTTCACTGGGTAACCAGTTCGTGCAGATAGCTCCTTACTATGACAGGCAAGGTAAGCTAGTTGCACAGAAAGTTCGCACTCCCGAGAAAGACTTTAAGATTCTCGGGGATATCACCAAGGCTCTGCCCTTTGGTTCCCGTCTGTGGGATCGAGGTAAGAAACTTGTTGTGTGCGAGGGAGAGATTGATTGTCTCTCTATAAGTCAAAGTCAAAACAATCGTTGGCCTTGTGTCAGTATTCCTAATGGTGCTCAAGGTGCGAAGAAGCATATGCAAAAGTGCTTCGACTACTACGATAATTTTGATGAATTAATTTTGATGTTTGATCAGGATGAGCCGGGGCAACAGGCAGCACGAGAGTGCGCTGAATTGTTTTCCCCTGGTAAGGCTAAGATCGCTGCCCTCCCCCTTAAGGATGCAAACGAAATGCTCCAGGCAGGGAGAGAGCAAGAGATTATCCAGAGTATCTGGAACGCCAAGACCTATAGACCTGACGGCATCATTTCCGGGGAAGACCTCTGGACAGAGGTGTCCAAAGAAGACCTGGTTACAGCCGTCCCGTATCCCTGGGCGGGGTTGAGTCGTGTCACGAGAGGTTGTCGACGCGGTGAACTCGTGACGATTACGGCTGGGTCAGGCACTGGTAAGTCTGCGGTAGTTCGAGAGCTTGCCTATTACTTACTCAATCGAGGTGAGACTGTGGGTATGATCATGCTCGAGGAGAACCCTAAGCGTACAGCTCTGGGTCTCATGGGTATTCATCTAAACAAACCACTTCATTTAAGTAGGGATGGTGTGAGTGATGCCGATATCAAAGATAGCTTTGATCATACTGTGGGAAATGGTCGTTGCTTTCTTTATGATCATTGGGGCAGCAGTAGTATTGAAAATCTTATTTCCAGGGTTAGGTACTTGGTCCGTGGTTGTGGCTGCAATTGGGTTGTAATTGATCACTTGTCATTAATAGTTAGTGGTTTGGGGGATGGTGACGAACGCAGATTAATTGATAACGCCATGACCTATCTTCGTACATTAGTTGAGGAGACAGGTGCTGGTATGTTCCTAGTCAGTCACTTGCGTAGACCCGAGGGTGACAAAGGCCATGAGCGTGGAGCTCAAACAGGACTCCATCAACTCAGAGGTAGCCATGCAATAGCACAACTAAGTGATATGGTTGTTTCCCTGGAGCGTGACCAACAAGGTGATAATCCAAACTTCACAACACTTCGAGTTTTAAAGAACAGGTTCTCTGGTGAGACCGGGATCGCTGGCTATCTCGCGTATGATAAAGAGACAGGCAGACTCTCGGAAACAACTGAGCCTGATGTGTTTAAAGATGAAACTAAACAAGGAGAGTTCTAATGACTCAACATGATCAGATCCTGACTCATCTTAAGAGAGCGCGGAGTATCTCTCAACGTGAGGCAATTATTGAGTATTCAATTCAAAGCCTGACGAAACGTATTAGTGAGTTACGACAGCTTGGTTACAACATCAAGACCGTACACAAGCGTCACCCTGTAACCCACCAAAGATACGCGAGGTACGTTTTAGTTAAATAACAATCCAGTCGATAGGGACGGAATGAAATATATATTTGATATTGAAACAGATGGATTACTTGACGAGCTAACTACGATCCACTGTTTAGTTTTAAGAGAGATAGATACAAATGAAGTAACAGTATTCCAGAAGGGTGAAATAAACCTCGGCATTAAAATGTTATTGGAAGCTGATCTCATCTCAGGTCACAACGTAATTAAGTTTGACATCCCTGCAATTCAGAAACTGCACCCCTGGTTCGAGCCAGATAAAACCAAAGTACTTGATACTCTGGTTTGCACCAGACTTATCTGGGCAGCAATCAAGGAGCAGGATGTTGACTTAATGAAACGTGAAGTGCTCCCTACCAAACTTTTTGGTTCTCACAGCTTGAAGGCGTGGGGTCATAGATTGAAGTGTTTCAAGGGAGACTTCACTGGACCTTGGGATGTATGTACGCAAGAGATGATTGACTACTGTGTCCAGGATACAGAGGTCACTCTCACTCTCTATAACAAAATTGTAAGTAAAGAATATTCTCAACAGGCTATCGAGCTCGAGCACAACATTGCTTGGCTAATGGCAAAGCAGGAGCGTAATGGATTTGTATTTAATGAATCTGCTGCTGCCGATCTGTACAGTAAACTTGCACAGCGTAGAGCTGACATCGAGCGAGAGCTGAAAGATATTTTTAAATCGTGGGAGGTACAGCTACCTGACTTTATCCCTGCCAGAGATAACAAAGCAAAGGGATATATCAAGGGTGTACCTGTTAAACGATTTAAGACTGTTGAGTTCAACCCCAACTCAAGAGATCACATAGCGGATCGCTTGATTGACTTGTACGGCTGGGAGCCTACCGAGTTTACCGATGGAGGAAAACCAAAGGTAGACGAAAAGGTAATCAGTCAGTTGGACTATCCACCTTGTGAGCTCATTGGTGAATACCTGATGATCCAAAAGAGAATCGGGCAGTTAGCTGAGGGTGATCAAGCGTGGCTTAAGCTCGTGAAGGATGGGAAGTTACATGGGTCGATCAACACAAATGGCGCGGTTACTGGGCGAGCAACACACGCATACCCAAACATCAGTCAAGTCCCAAGTGCCAATGCTCCTTATGGCATGGAATGTAGATCCCTCTTCACAGTCCCAGAAGGATGGGTCCTCGCAGCAGCCGATGCCTCCGGCCTCGAGCTCCGCTGCCTTGCTCACTTCATGGCAAAGTGGGACGGAGGAAAGTACGGAGAAGTCCTCTTAACTGGTGACATCCATACGATGAACCAGGAAGCCGCAGGCTTACCCACAAGGGCAGCCGCAAAAAGTTTTATCTATGCTCTGGCTTACGGAGCTGGTGATGCCAAGATCGGATCGATCATTGGTAAAGATGCGAGGGCTGGTAAAGCGATCAAGAATAAATTCTTCAGTAAGATTCCAGCATTGAAGAAACTAAGAGACGCTGTGGGTACAGCATCAAAACGTGGATACCTTCTAGGTCTCGATGGTCGGCAACTCTATTGCCGAAGTGAACACTCTAGTCTTAACACATTGCTCCAGGGAGCCGGAGCTATCTTGTGTAAGCAGTGGCTCATCATGCTCGAGGATGATCTTCAAGCCCAGGGATTCGTGCATGGGTGGGATGGTGATTACTGTTTCTGTGCTTGGTCTCATGATGAAGTTCAGATCGCCTGTCGCAATGAGGAGATCGCTGAGACTGTAATGGAAACTGCTACGGCGTGTGTCACTAAATCAGGTGAACACTTTAACTTCCGCTGCCCCTTAGCTGGTGAAGCTAAGAAGGGTAAGCACTGGGGAGAAACACATTAATGCACACGGAGAATATATTTGATGTACTACGAACCACCTACCTAACCCCATACACAGTCAGCTCTGAGTTCTCTCGATACCATGCAAAAGAAATTGCAGCTCTTGCAAGCATGGGACTGATTACTACCCGCGAGTCACCTAATGAATTTGGTAGGTTCTGGAGAGTAACTGAGGAAGGTATTGCACATCTTCGAGACGAAGGGCGTATATGAAATACAAACGTATAAGACCTACTGAGTTCACATTCATGGGTCGCACTTATAAAGTTACGTTTCCCGATAAAGTAGAATCCGATGATGATGACTATGGTTCTACTTGCCATAACAATTTCATCATTCAAGTGAAAGGTAATCAGATCCCTCTCGAGGAAGCTGATACTTTCCTACACGAGATCATGCATGTCCTTTGGTATCACATGGGACTGTGTGCGGATAACTCGGATGACGTTGACGAACGTATG